GGCGAGTATCGCAAGAACGCCGAAGCGTGGACGGACGCGCCCGGAACCGCCGTCAACGGCGACAGTTTCAAGGTACGCGGCACATCGTCGGCGACGGGCGGAGCGAGCGTCCATGTCATATTGTCGGTCGGGGTCACGTCCGACACGTTCAGCATCACCAATGCGATCACCTTGCCGATCCCGACCACCGATCTGGGGGCCTATTTCGACGCAAGCGACCTGACGACGCTGTTCCAGGCCATCGACGGCACAACGCCCGTCACCACCGATAGCGATGTCGTCGGCACATGGATCGATTCGTCGGGACAGGGATTCGATCTATCCGCCACCGCGAACAACACGACGCGGCCGGTCTTCCACGAAAGCGGCGGCGTACGCTGGGTCGAATTCGACGGCACGGACGATATGCTGCGCCGCCTGGATGCACTGAATCTCTACGATGGTGGACCGTTCACTTTCGCGGTGGCGGGCCGGTTCAACCCAACGATTAATCGCACGATCTTCAGCGAAGGCAATTCGGTGACGTCGCAGCAGATCTTCCGTTTCGGAGCGAGCAGCGAGGGAGCAACCAATCTCGGGGGCCAGTGGCGCTTGCCCGATGGAGCGACCGTCATTCTGGGCCACAACCTGGCCCTGGCGTCCGGGGTGTTGAACAACAGCGACACGGTGCTGGTCGTCACCGCGAACGGCACGCATGTCACGGCTTATGTCGATGGCGTGATCGGCACGCCGCGCGCCTACACGCCGAGCGGCACCATGGGAATGAACCGCTTTGCGTTGGGCGCGTTCCTGCGCAGCAGCGCCCAGGACTATATGCCTGGCCGCTATCACGCCTTCGCGGCCTGGCCGGGGCGGGTTCTCGACGCGGGCGAACGGGCGCAGGTGACGAGCTATTTCGGCAGCCTTCAGGGGAGGTCGATCTGATGCGCGACGTGAACGGCAATCTCATCGGCGCCGATCTGATCAAGCCCAAGGTCAACAGCGCGGGCGGCGGGTACGTCATCGGCATTTCGCAGTCGGGTGACGGCAAGACGACCGCCGTCAACACGGACGTGTATAACGCCTATATCTGCTGCCCCGACATCTTCGGCGACAGCGTGTGGCGGCCGCTCTTGACCGCCGATAGTCTGCAACCGTCCGAATATGACCCCCGACCGGACAACGGCAACCTCACCAACGACGCGGGCGGGTTCGCCGTCGCCGTGGCTCCTTCGAACTATCGCCGCCTCTGGGTGGGGTGCAACGCCTTCGTCTACAGGGTCGATATCGGTCTCGACGGCACGATCACGGCGACGCGAACCAGTCGCGCCGCCAAACGGCAACTCTCCAACACGGGCGATCAGCGATATTGGAACGACAAGTTCGCGGGGCATCCGACCGATCCCGATACCGCGCTGTTCGGGACCACCAACGATGGTGTGACCTATACGACTGACGCCGGGGCTACCCATGTGGCGGTGAATGGCTCGATCCCTGCCTGCGCCACCCACGGTAACGCCGAGACGCCTTATCTGGTCGCCTTCGACCCTCAGGACGGCGACATCTGCTACATCTTCGCCCAAGGGACGGGTCTCTATCGCTCGACCGCAGGCGTCAGCGGGACGTTCACGGCGGTGAGTGGTGGTCCCGAATTCTGCTCGCACCTTCTGGTCGATGCGGACGGTGTCGTCTGGGCGTGCGATCCCACCGGCGTAGCCGGGTCGAACCTCAGTAAATATGACGGGAGCGGTTGGGCAGTCGTTTCGACTCCAGCGACGCCGCTCCTGACCGTCGCCGTCAACCCCGCCGACACCGATCACATCGTCTGCGCGGGACCGTCCGGGGCGACCATTCAGTCGCTGACCGGCGGGGCCTCGTGGATCAACAACGACGTCTGGGGCGCGATCTGGCCCGCCCCGGTTGGCCAATATGCCAATGCCCTCGACGATACCCCATGGCTCGAAGGCAGCAGTTTCTTCTCCTCGAAATTGCTGTTCGACCACGCCGTGCCGAACAAGCTCTGGCGACCCACCGGGGTCGGCGTGCTGACCTCGACGCCGCCCGCGACCTGGTCGCGATGGGATTGGTACTCGCAGACGCAGGGGATCAAGGAATTGATCGCAAACGGCGGACTCAGCGTCCCCGGCACCCCCTGGGATCTGCTCGGATGCTGGGACAAGCCGATCTGGTTGACGGAAAATCCCGATAGCGCGGAAGGCAGCTATCGGAAGCCGCCGTCGCCGGAAGCCATCAACCATGCCTGGCAGTTCGATTATGCGGCGGACGATCCCGACTATGTGATTGTTACCGTATCGGACAGGCACGGCACCGACCGCAGCGGCCAGAGCGAGAACGGCGGGCGGGACTGGACGTCGCTGTTCGACGATGGCGTCTGGCCGCTCGGACAGGGCGGCGGCGGCGGGTCCTGTGCGATGAACGAACGCGGCAACATCATCATGGTGCCGGGCAACAATCGGCGCGCCATCTATAAGAAGAACGGCGTCTGGAATTATCTTCCGATCGATCCGAATATCGGCGGCAACGGCAACTGGATCAACGCCAACTATAATCTTCGCAACCTCGTTGCGGCGGACAAGACGCGGCCCGGCGTTTTTGCCATCATCATGAACGGCGATAATCAGGGTGCGAACGTCCAGGGTCTCCACGTCAGCCTCGACGGCGGCGACAGCTGGACGCGCAACGTTGCTGGGCGGCTCGACAGCACCGGCGATGCCGCCGACTACTGGCACTGCCAACTCGCCTATATCCCCGGCAAAAGCGGCGAACTGCTCTATACGACCGGGAAGAACTTCAGCTCGCGGCTGTTGCACTTCACCGGCGATGGCCTGACCACGGCGAAGATCGACGTCGGCGCGGCGTGGGGTATCACGCAAGTGCGGCGCTTCGGGTTCGGCGCGAAATGCTTCCCGGAACAGGACTATCCGACGATCTATTTCATCGGCGTGTGCGACGGTCTCTCCGGCGTCTATCGCAGCATCGATTTCTTCGCGACGAAGCCGGTTCTGTTGTCCCGCTTTCCGCTCGGCAGCATCGACCGGGCCTTCACCGTCGTCCCGAGCCGCAACCGCTTCGGACGCGTCTATATCGGGTTTGCCAATAGCGATTGGTGCTACGCCCAATATGCCAAGCGGATGGTGGGCGTCGCCGCGCCAGCGGAGGCGGGATGAGCGACGATTTCGACAAGCTCGCGCCATGGATCGCGGGTCTCGCGCACCGCCTGTCGCCGCGCGAGATGCGCCAATTGTCGCGCCGGATCGGCATGGCGATGCGCCGCGTCAACGCCCAGCGCATCGCCGCCAATGTGCAGCCGGACGGATCGGCGATGGAGCCGCGCAAGAAACGCCCGCTGCGCGATCGCAAGCAAGGCCGCGTCCGCAAGAAGGGCCGGATGTTCCCGAAAATCCGCCTTGCCCGCAATATGAAGCTGAAGACCGACGCCGACCAGGCCGAGCTGTATTTCGGCATGAAATTATACAAGACGGCCAACGTCCACCATTTCGGCCTGCGCGACCGCGTCGCCCGCTTTCGCGGCGCGCCCGAGGTGCGTTATCCCGAACGACCGCTGCTGGGCTTCGCCGCCGACGACGAACAGGCGATCATGGACGCGGCGCTGGCGCATCTCGAAAAAATGGGGCGTTGACCGCGAACACCCAGCAATGCGCCGCGCGCCCGTCGCGGCGGCGATTGCCTCCTTGATCGCGACAGCGGAGCGACCGGGGCGACTTCTTTGCATTTTTTACAAAGAAGTCGCCCCGCTCCTGTATAGCCGCTCCATACAGGAGCGCGCCGTTGCGTCCGTCGCGCGGGAAAGCGCGAGTGGGCGGCATGTCCGCGACCTCCGCCACCGCGATCGACCTTAGCCGCCTGCCCGCGCCGCAAGTCGTCGGCCAGATCGACTATGCCGCCATACTCGCGGATCTGCGCGCCGACATGCTGGCGCGCTATCCCGGTTTCAGCGCCGCCGTCGAATCGGACCCGGTGCAGAAACTGCTGGAAGTCGCCGCCTATCGCGAAATGATGCTGCGTGCCGAGTTCAACGCGCGCGCGCAGGGGTGCCTGGTCGCCTTCGCGACCGGCGGCGACCTCGACAATCTGGGCGCGCTGCTGGGCGCGGCGCGGCTGCTGATCCAGCCCGGCGACCCGCTGAACGGCATTGCCGCCGCCTATGAATCGGACGCGGATTTCCGCCGCCGCATCATCCTTGCGCCAGAGGGCTATTCGGTCGCGGGACCGGCGGGCGCCTATGTCTTTCATGCGCTGTCGGCGGACGGCGAGGTCCTCGACGCATCGGCGACCTCGCCGTCGCCCGGCGAAGTCGTCGTCACCGTGCTGGCGCGCGGCGGCGACGGCACGGCGTCGCCCGCGCTGCTGACCGCCGTCGAGACCGCCGTCAGCGCCGAGGATGTCCGCCCGCTGACCGATCATGTCACCGTGCAGGCGGCGACCATCGTCCCCTATGCGATCGAGGCCGTCATCGAGACCTTCGCCGGTCCCGACAGCCTGATCGTGCTGGCGGAGGCCGAAGCGCGCCTGGCCGCCACTATCGCGGCGTCGCGGCGGCTGGGGCGCGACATCGTGCGATCGGGCATCTTCGCCGCCCTGCATGTCGAAGGCGTCAGCCAGGTCACACTGACCAGCCCGGCGGCCGACGTCGCGCTCGACCGGACGGAGGCGGCGCACTGCACGGGCGTCACGCTGACCTATGCCGGGACGGGCGAGTGAGCGGCGCATGAGCGACCTTCCCTCGATCCTGCCCCCCAATTCGACGGCGCTGGAGCGCGCGGCCGAACAGGCGATGGCGCGGATCGGGACGTTCGACGTCGATCTGCCGCGCCGCCTGTGGAATCCGTGGACCTGTCCGCCCGACATGCTGCCGTGGCTGGCGTGGGGGCTGTCGATGGACAGTTGGGACGCGAACTGGCCGATCGAGGTGCGCCGCGCGCGCGTCGCCGCCGCGATCAGCATCCAGCGGCGCAAGGGCACGGCGAAAAGCGTGTTCGATGTCGTCGAGAGCTTCGGCGCCGCGCTGATCCTGCGCGAATGGTGGCAGATGGACCCGCCCGGCACGCCGCACACATTCGCGATCACGGTGACGCTGGGCGGAAGCTTCGGCGCGCTGCCCGCCGCCTATATCGAGGACATCATCGCCGAAGTGACGCGGACCAAGCCGGTGCGGTCGCACTTCATATTCTCGCAGGGGATCGAGGCGGCGGGCGGCATCCGCCTGGCCGCCGCCGCCCGCCCCGTCCTGCTCACGCGCCTTGCCGCCACAGCCGCCTGAAGGAAGATCATGGCCGTCACCATCGTCATCACCAACGCCGGACGCGCCGCGCTGGTCAACGCGGTCAACACCGGCACCAACGCCGTCACCATCACCCAGATGGGCATTACCGAAACCGCGTTCGTCCCCGCGGCGGGACAGGTCGCGCTGCCCGGCGAAATCAAGCGCGTCGCGACGCTGGCGGGCGCCGTCGTCGCCGACGACGTGATCCATTTGACCGCGCGCGACGAAAGCGCGGCGGCCTATGCGATGCGCGGTTTCGGGCTGTATCTGAACGACGGCACGCTGTTCGCCCTCTATGGCCAGGCCGGACCGATCCTCAACAAGACCGCCGAATCGATGATGCTGCTGGCGCTCGACATCGCCTTCGCCGACATCGACGCCCATCTGATCACCTTCGGCGACACCAATTTCATCCTGCCCCCCGCGACGACCGAAATCCTCGGCCTCGTCGAACTGGCGACCACGGCGGAGGCGCAGGCGGGCTTTGACGCCGCGCGCGTGCTGACGCCGCTGACCGGCAAGCAATCGGTGCTGGGGTGGCTGCTGACGCAGGACGGGTCGGGCAGCGGTCTCGACGCCGATCTGCTCGACGGGCTGCATGCCAGCGCCTTCGCCGCCGCCGGACACACTCACGACATGCTGGCTGCGCTGGACGGCACGGCGGCGCTGCCGCCGATCCGCTTTGCCGCCGACACCGATACGGGTCTGTATCGGCCCGGCGCGAATGTCCTTGGCTTTGTCACGGGCGGAACGGAACGGATGCGCGTCGATAGCAACGGAAATGTCGGGATCGGCTGCACTCCCATCGGCGTGACGCGGTTCCAGGTGTCCATCGCGGCGGATCGCCGATTTTCAACCTTTGCCAACGGCGCGGACAATAGTTTCGGCTTTCTGAACGATGCCGGTAGCTGGACCGATACATTTCTCAACGGCGCCCCGCTTCGGCTGGGGGTCGGCGGCACGGAACGGATGCGCGTCGATGCGGGGGGGCGCGTCGGCATCGGCACCACGTCTATGACGTGCGCCCTTGAAGTGATTGGCGCGGGTGACGTCCTGATCGGCAACGGCAAGGCGGCCAATACGATCAAGTCAGCGCGGCTCTACAGCCCCGCCTATGGCGCCGCCGTGAATGCGCAGGTCATCACCCACTACGCCTATAGCACCGATTCTCTCAATCTGTTGCGGATCGGGGGCGGCACCGGCACCGGGCAGGCCGCCACGAATGTGAGTTTTTACACCGCCGATGCGGTCGGCACCGCCACGGGCACCATGCGCTGGGAGATAACGAACAGCGGTCACCTGCTGCCCGGCGGCAACAATGTCTATGACATCGGATCGGCCGCGCTGCGCGTCCGCGCATTTTTCGGGCAGACCGGCAACTACAGCGCATCGGTGCAGATCGCGGGCAATGCGGCATGGCACGCCGGGAATGACGGCTCCGGCAGCGGCCTGGACGCCGACCTGCTCGACGGGCAGCAGGGCAGCTATTATCTGCCTGCCGGGTCCTACACGGCGGCGGACGTCCTCACCAAGCTGAAGACCGTCGACGGCGCGGCCAGCGGCCTGGACGCCGACCTGCTCGACGGTTTCGAGGCCGCCGACTTCCTGCGCATCGTCGCCGCGAGCGTCGGCGCCGATGGCTATATCGCCTTTTCGAACGGGCTGAAAATCCTGTGGGGCCGCGTCGCCGTCACCAAGGACAGCTACAGCTATGTGACCTATCCGATCGCCTTCGACACCGTTCCGACGCCGACGTTCCCGACGTTCGACGTCATCAGCGCCTCCAGCGACCAGAACACCAATCTCTCCGCTTATTCGGCGACCGGCTTTTCCGTCTATCAGGCGGGCGACATCGCCGGGACGATGTACCTGCCCTATCATGTCATCGGGAAATGAGACCCATGCTCTATTTTTCACCTGCGACCGGCGGATT